ATAAAAATCAGTACTTCCTGCATCATTTACATCTAATACAAAAGAATTAGATAAGTCGTGAGTATACATTGATAAAATTCCATCTGCATTTAAAGTATCATCCCAAATCATAATATCATCTCCTCTTAAAGTGCTTCCCCATATAGAATAATCTGGCATAACTAAATTTGCTGTTGCTCCAGTGTAAGGAACATAATCAGATAAATCAATTTCTGAAACATTTAAATCAGTTAATTGAGAACCATCCCCATAAATTAATCCTGTTGCATTTATATCTCCATCAACATCTAATTTATAAGATGGATTATCTGTTCCAATTCCCACTTTTCCATTATTATAATAAATATCATCTCCAGTTGTAGTCCATTGAGAAGTTACTTTATCATCAACATATTTTTTAATTGATTGTTGAGAAGAAAATGCTGTAGCACTATCTGAAACCATATCATCTTCATCTTTAAACCCTGCTCCTACTCCAATTATTTGGTCATTGGCTATTAACCCAGTAAAAGCATCATTCTTTGGAACTATTTCATCAATTACATTTATTCCCATTATACAACTGTCACCTCCGTTAATCCTAAATTTGAATTTGTTGAACGATAAACATAATAATTTTCTACATAGCTTGAATCGTTTGTTCTACTTACTGTTTCTGGGGCTTCAAATCCACCCTCAAATCCCCCAACATAAAAAGTAGAAGTTCCTAATCTTGACGGATAAGCATAAATAATATAATTACTTACTCCAGCAGTTACTGAAAATGTTTTTGCTTTACTATTACTTAATTCATTATTTGCTAATCCTCCAATGTCTGCACTACTATAACTACTTGCAGTTGTAGATATCCCCCAATGTCTTTTATTATAAAAATAAACTGATTGATTTGATGTTGGACTTGTTTCACCGTCTGTAGCGTGTAAAGTAAATAAAACATAAGAACCAACTGCAGCATAACTTACTGCTTCTGCATTTGTTGTAGGTCCAACATATCCTGCTCCAGTCATATCTAAATTGCTCCAAGCAGAATGTGAAACATAAGGTGTTGCATCTGCTGGCCCGTTATTATAACTAGCTGTAAAAGAAATTGCACCTATTGCTTTCCAAACACCAGTTCCTATTTCTTGTGGAGAAGTTTGTGCATCTGAAAAAGAAGCAATTGAAAATGTAAAACTTGCATTATAAACTGCTGGAACCCAACCTGAACCATTCCATTTTAAAACTTCATTTTTTCCAGGAATATCTGTTGTAGTATCAACATCATTTAAAGCATCAACAGAAGAAATTGCAACATGGTCTACATCTGTAACCTTATCAGTATTAGCTGCAACATCTGTATTAGCTGAAACTCTTGCTTCTGTATAATATTTATTAGTTCCCTCACTTAAATCTGTAGTTGAAGAAGTTGGAAAGTGATTTATATCAGAAGTTTTATTTGTGTTAACAACAATTTCATCCCATTTATCAGAACTTAAAATTCCTGCATTTGTAGTATCTGCTTCTACAAGAGTTGCATTAGTTCCATCTGAAGAATTAACATCAATTGTTGTTGGTGCTCTTGTTCCTGCAGTTAAATCAGTTGTAACATTTGTATATTTTAATGTATTAGCTGTTATAGCTGTTGCTTGTGCAGATGTAATTCCTGTCTTATCTGTATTAGCTGCAACATCTGTATTAGCTGAAACTCTTGCTTCTGTATAATATTTATTAGTTCCCTCACTTAAATCTGTAGTTGATTTAGTTCCTAATCTTGTATCCCAATCTGTATTAAAATCTGTAGAATCATATTTTAATCCTAATGCTGTACTTAAATCTGTTTGGTCAGTTAATGTTCCAATAATATCTCCCCAAGTAGTTGTTGATAAATCTTCAGAAAATTCTAAAGCATCTTCACCAGCATTTACTTTTAAGGTTTTTCCAGTTTGTCCAGTATAATCTAATGGAGTATCTGTTAATTTTAAAAAGGTTTTATAATTCCCACCAGCATTTAAATTTACACTAATTGGTTGAGCATCTTCTAAAGTTACACTTATTGGTTGAGCATCTTCTATTGTCGCCTTTATTTCTGTTTCTTCTATATTTGCATTAATTTCTGTTTCTTCTATTTTTGAAGAAATAGGTTGAGCATTCTCAATACTTACATCAATATCTGTCATTTTATGCTACTGAGTCTGTAACTCCTTGTATTAGTTTAAAATGTCCGTACATGATTGTTCTAACATCTCCTGAATCATCTTTGTACTTAATGTCATAAGGATAAATTCCAGGTTTTTCATTTAAAGTATTTGCTCTTGTAATTGGAATATTTACAATTCCTAATGTTGGGTCTGGAATTGTACTAACAGTTATTTTAAACATTGCATCAGTATCTGATATTGATAATTTTAATTTAACTGTCATATAAAAAGTATAACCAGTTATATCAATTGCTACATCATCACTATCTGTTAATGCTAATGAATAAGTAAAATCATTTCCTTCATCAAATTCTAAATCTTTGTATGTTGCCATATTAATTGTCCTCCCTTGTAAATCTTATAATTGTCCGACAATTCACATGAAATGGAGGATATTTTGCTTTATAGGTTTTATTTGCAACCTTTACTTCAAAATCTTCTTCTAAAGGAATTGCTTGTGCCTTAGTTCCATATTTCTTATTTTCAACTTTACAAATATCAGAAGTTCTATTATCCATTGTAATGTTTAAATATTTCTTTAATTTAATTCCTGCATCCTTTGCTTGTTCAGCACCTGAAAAAGCTCCAGCATTATTTGCTCTTAACTTTTCTGTTCTTATAACTGTTTTCATTCTATCAATATATTTTGTGTCAGTAAATACATCTTTAACTCTTTTCTTTAATTGTGTAGCAGTTTCTTTATTTAATATTCCTCGCTGTAATTCCTGTCTTAACTGGTCTCCAATTTGGTCAGCGTGGTTTTGTAAATTTTGAAACACATAATCGTTTAATAGTTCTACTTCTTTATTATTTGTAACAAAATTAATAGAAGGTTTTAATTCAACCTCAACCTTATTTAAAGATTTAATAAATTCCCCTCGTAAAAAATCATTTACTTTAGGTTGAAAAGGTTTAATAGACATTATCTCCATAAACCGTTCAAAAATTGTATTAATTAATCCCCTTAACTCAATATTTAAGGTCATAATCATTTAGCTCTCCTATAGCTTTTGAAATATCGTCTCCAATATTATCAATATAATTATCTATTTCTTTTAATGGATTAGGTAAGGCTTTTTCCTCTTTCTTTTTATCATCTTTTTTAAAATTATTTTCTTTCTTATCTTCTTCACCATTATTGTTTAAATTGCTTTCAAATTCCATTCCTTCTTGAGCTTCTTCTTTAGCTTTATCCATTTCACCTTGAAGTTCAACTGTATCAATTCCTAATTCTTTTGCAACCATCATAGGTGTTTTAATTCCCATACGTATTTGCTGTTCAAACAGTGTGTGCTTTTGAATATCTTCTCCAACATCATATTCATCAAATACAAACTCTACGGGTACATCACAAGGGTCTGCGTTATCAAAGAACTCAGTTAATAATTGTGTATTTAAATGATAAGCAATAACATCTAAAATAGGTTTAATAGCTTTACGTTTAAAGTTCTTAATCTGATTTTCTCCATCACTCTTATTACTATCTTCTGTAAATCCCATCTCATCTGCATTAACTCCAAAACACATCCACATAATCTTCGTAAACCATTTTTGCTGTGCCAACACTTCCATATCTTTTGAAGTAAATGTAAATGGTGTAAACTTTACTTCAGTTGTTGATATTGGATGCTTGTAAAACCTTTTTCTCTTATTACCCAAGTCATCTGTAAACTTAAATTGTGATTCCATATTCTCTCTAAACGCTTTTATACCATCTCTATTAGCACCAAGTAATTGAATTGCTCCATCTGGCATATTATTGTTAGTATAAAAATCTAAATTAAATTCTGCACCATAAATAAGATTTAATATAATATCTACAAGTCTACCAATTGGTGAAGTTCCGTATATTGAATCTGCTCTTGGCATTTGCATCATATAAATAATCTCTCTCTTGCCGAATGGTATTGGCATTGAACCAGCTGTCCAACCATATTGAAAGTATGCTGCTTGTTCTTTATACAATAAAGAATACTGTTTCATAATTTGTTGCTGTGAAACAGTTGGAGTTCCACCAAAGTCAATACTAACTCCAGTAAATCCATCTGGTAACGGCATTACAAAGTCTGCACGGTTTCCTAAATATCCATAAATATCTGTGTTCTTTAAAAATAATGAAGCGTCTCTACTAAACATCTGTTTTAACTCTCCACCAGCATTAAATACTTTAACAAGAACGGCGGAGTCAGTTTCTAATAAATCCGTTAATAATTGTCTTAAAATATGTTGGAATGATTCATCATTTCCATTTGGGTTTTTTAGAAATTTGGTGATTTCTTTAATTTTATCTTTATACTGTTCTCCGCTTTCTTGATTATCATCTTCTTCCTCTTTAATAAATTCTTCTTTAACCTTAACTTCCCATAAGTTGGTTGTAGCCTCATCACACAAAGTTTTAATTATAGAAAAAATATAAGGATTCTTTGCCATCTTTTTGAACAACACCGTATTATCTCTACGTGGCATTCCAAATGGTGGCTTATACAAAAAGTTGGGAATGTAAGCTTTAAATATATCATCATCTTTTCTAACACCAGTTAATCCTGATTGTTCATTAATGTTTGCTTCTTCGGTAGATAATGCTTTTATTGCCGGTTGTTTTTTAAAATAGTTAAATATTCCCATTGTATATGTTAAGACTTAAAATAAATAAAAAAAATATATTTTTAAAACCATCAATTATTTAAGAACTTTATTTAGCTTAATTAAATCATTAGATATTTCAGTAAATTGTGTTTCTAAATAATCAATTTGTTGTTTTAAACCGTTCTTTCTGTCTAAATCCATAATACGTTTATTCAATATTTGCATTTGTATTTTAAAAGCTTTAGAACCTTTCTCTATTGATTTTTTACAATGTCTGATAATCTCTTCGTCTATATCTTGTAAATCTTTAATTACTTCGTATTGTTCTTTGAACTGATTTAACTGTTTTTCTGCTTTATTCTTTTCATCTAATATAAAGTTTTTTAATTTCTCTATTCCTTCTGGTTCAATTATTTGAGTTGTTAATTGTTCATACTTTCCAATCTTAACCTTTTCACTATTTACTGGAATAAAAATATCATTCTCTAATTCAATGTTTACATATAATTTCTTATCTACAAGTTTAAATGTTTTTGTCATTTGTTTTTTTACCTCCCTTATAATTGTATGATTTAAATTCTTCACGTTGCTTCCTTGACATCTTAGACCATAAATAAAGTTTAGGAATAAACTCAACCTTAAACTCTTTTCCACATCTTAAACAAGTGAAAATAAAAAAACTATTAATAGCTTTTACTCTATACTTTCCAACAGTCTTCGGAACTCTTTTGCCGTGCCCACCTATGTGCTTTGTACAGTATGGACATTGGAAATATTGCACAAGATTGCTTCTTCTTATCTTAACTATACGCGTGCTTAAAGAATTATCCAAAGTCAAAGTACACAACCTCCTTATTTATTAACTCTAAAGCATAACCTAAACCAATTGGAATATCTGGGTGAATACTAGCCTCAACTAACTTACCATCACTTAAAGCAAATGATGTACACTCTGCTAATAATCTATCTGCAATTCTTTTATCTTCTTCTGTTTTATATGGGATAATAAATCTACCATTCTCAAATGCTGTTCCCAATCTCATAATAAGATTAATCTTTCCAACGGTGTGACGTTTCTCAGACCAATCATAACCAGGTTTTAACCGTGCTGCTGGGTCTTGTGCTGCAGTCCAGAATAATGTAATAGGTAAGTTCCATTGTTGAATGTCTTTACTAATTGCCTTAATACTATTCTCCTCTAATCCCACTTGGTCATAATTATATTTAACATATAGTTCATCTTTAATAATATCCTTCTGTTCATTAATTGATAAACCCTTTTCTATTTGACAGTTTATTAAGTAAAAGAAATTATCCTTTTTACCTAACCCAACGAATGCAGAGTTATCAGCTGTTACCCTATCACTAAATGCAAAATCACAACCCAATGTTTTATAATCAAATTCCATCTTAAACAAATCCTCGTGAGATATATCTTCTCTAAAACATTTCTCAACCCATTCCCTTTTAATAATTGAAGAAGTGTTGTCTATTGGATTGTTTAAATACTCTTGTTGAAATGCTACACTGCCTATATCGTATTTAATCTGTTCAAGTATCTTTTTTGTGAACCGTTCAGGCCATAATATATTTGTTAAATCTGCATTACACGCCTTAAAGATTTTACCATCGTGTAACTTAATCTGTTGCATTAATAATGAATCGTGATGTAACAATGTGCCAATCATTTTAAACCGTCCATTAATATCCAATGATGGAATGATTACACGATTTAATTTGTTTTTATCTTTAACTCTTAATTCAGGGTTTAATACTCGTGTATCATCTTCTATATCATCACCTATGATTAATGTTGGTCTAATGTTCTTCCATTTAAAACCTCTTAAATTCTTCTCAAATGAAACAGCTTCCACTCTGCAACCACTTGTATCAAAACAATCTTCTCTATCCTTACCATCATCATCTCGCGCAGCAGATGGTGTTAAATCTCCATAAACAAATCTTAACAGTTTATTCTCTTTGAACTCATTTCTAATCGGATCTAAAAACTGAACTGTCTTTGAATGATTCTGTGACACATACACTATATACTTTTCTAACTTATTAACAATACAATAAATTAAAAATATAATACCTGTTACTGAAGACTTGGCGTGTCCTCGTGGTGCTGCCATTGCCCCATTACCCTCAGCAAACAGGAAGTTATAAAACTCTTTATGAAAGTCTGGTATTT